AGCAACGTTGGCGCCAATTTTTTCTAATATTTGATCTGCCAACTTAGGATTCTTTGCCAAAACCGGCCCGTGCAATGAAGTGATTACTACGCATCGTACAAGACTCCATGATATTGCAAAGCTTGTCGTATTGCAAGTGCTTTTATAAAATCATTTAAATAAATTTTTTCATGTAGCATTTCAGGCTCTTCTGAAATAAAATCTAACACTTCTTCAGATGATTCTCTTAACTCTAACACAGAAGAACGTTGTCCACTGCCGGCTAATCCATCAAAATCTTTTACAAATTTATCAATTAGTATATCTGGTATTTCAAATTCTGAACCAAGGTATTGTACCATCATTTAGCTACAAGTACGAGACCCACGTTTCCAAGGGCATATCCGAGAAACATAATTCCTGTACCCGTTCCCCCTTTTAAAAATTGATCGATAGCTACTATAAAATAAACGAAGCCCATCGCCGCAATTAACCAAGTACTCATTTAAAATCCTCTTTAAGATCGTTTTTGACACGGACTAGTTTAGGCTGTCCCTCTGGGCGTTCTAATAGATCGCCAAGCCAAGAATCAATTGGGGATTTTGGTGATAATTTTTTGATAGCGGCGGGCGATTTTAACTTGGGTTTTTCCCAAATCATTTCTTTGGCCAAACCTTTGTCGATTAATACGGTTGCTGCTAGTGCTTGATCCACATACCTACGATGTGTTATAGATGTTGCCAATTTAAATCCTGGTGGGGCAACATTGGTTTGTATTGCTTGAGTTAACGCGTAATCTTCTACATCGTTTACCCAGGTGCGTAAATCTTGTGCTTTAGAAAGCACTTGACTAACTTCCTCATCGTCTAGTAATGGTGGTTCTCTAAACTCTAATCGAGTTATTTCGGTGTTGAAGTCCGCCCTCGCCCGGCACTGCGCTTTGGCTTTGCAGAACTGGCAGTGTTCGCCCGGGAGGAACTCGCCTGCGCCGGCCCACGCTTTTTTGGCTTTTGGCTTGACGAAGTAGTTTGCCCAGTCGATAAGCTTGTTGACGCTGGTGCCGTCCGTACTGATACTGTCAAGCCTTGGCTGGTGGATGGTGTAACTGACTTCCTTGATGTCTGGGTATTCTTCTTTGAACTTGGAGTACGCACCGAGCGCGTAGAGCCGGAGCTGCGTGTTGTCGAGTGCAGCGATGGGAACACCTTTTCCGAACTTGAGGTCGATGACGCGAATGGAATGCTTAGAAAGTATGACCACGTCCGCTGTACCAAAGCCATCAGGAACCCAGTCAGAGAAGTCCACACGTTGCTCAAAAAGCGGTGTATCGCCGTTGCCAATCTGAGACCTAACGTACAGGACGTAATTGTCGACGTTTGCTTCAAAGTCTTCGTTGAAGTACGGGGACTCTTTGATTGCTTTATATTCTTTTTCATAATCCTCAATCTCAATTTGACCAAAATAATTTCGTAATTTAATTTCGGCTAATGAATGGGCGGTAGTGCCTTCTTGTGAAAAATCAAAAGAACCGGGTTGCCTTTTTTGCTCTGGGAGAGTTGCTTCTAATCTGGCACTGGGGGTGCAGGTAAGCCACCGTTTAGAACCTGAAGCACTAAGAAGTGCATGTGCGGTCATTTTTAGCCTTTTTCAACGTTTTAGATACCCTATATTAAAGCGAAAAAAGGGCCTTGTCAAGCCCTTTTCCAATTAAATACAAGTTTACGCTTTTAAAGCCGAAATGAGTTCTGCTACTTCTTTATTAAAATCTACTGTAACTTCTTGTTTGATATTTGCTTTAATTTCGCGTGAATCTTTATAGTCGTCCGGGTACTGACCACGGAGGGCTATCTCAGCAATACGAGAATTAAATGCTTTGTTTTCCACATTGGCGAGCATCATCATCTCCCAATAGGATTGTCCGTAAGTTGTTGCCATGTCCATGGTTTCTGCAAAGAATGGATCTTCTTGCTTCCATTTGGCGGCTGTGGCTTTACTAATATTGATAGCAGAATACATGGACTTTTGGGACGCACCCTGGCGCCCTAGATTTAAAATGGTATCTGCCATTTCTTTAGTAAATTTCTTTTTAGCTACCACACTTCCACCTTTTTAAAGCTGCTGCTTTGCGTGTTGGTTTGCCGTTCTCGTCCTTCATGGGACCTTTTACGCCAGACATACGTGCACAAAATGAGTCTTTACGTGCACCACCTTGTGGTTGTGGTGCTTTTAAATTGGAGCCGGTTGCGGCGTTGTACTTAGCGCGACCCTTGGCGGTAAGCCCAGCGCCTTTAGACGCAGGCAGCTTTTCACCACGACCAATTGCAAGCGAGGGGCCATTCTTTTTGGTTGCCATTATTTTTTCTTTGGAGGCTTAGCTGTTTTAGCAGATTGCACAAATGCATCTTTTGTAGGAGCACCCTTGGCGCCCGGCTTGCGCATCTTCTCGCCTGAGCCTGCCTTGATACGTTCTTGTTTAGCGTGAATATTGGCGTATAAGCCGGGTTTGGTTGCCATATTAGAATCCTGTAAGTTTCTTTGCTACTTTGGTTAGTTCTTTTTCTGTGCTGTCACTAACAAATTGATTAATTTGAATTGCGGCATCAATAATTTCTTCCATTGTAGGAAATTTTGGGGCTGCTTCAGCCAGTTGTTTGGCTGTTTTATCCATTAGATCCCACGCAGCCATGCTGGCTTTGTAGTTATTTTCTAATAGTTCTTTAGCTTGTGTAAATGTGGCAAAGCGTAGTTCAAATGGGTTCATGTAATTTTCCTGTGTGTTGTGTGTGAAATAGGGTTTCCAAGCGTCTCACGACGAGTTGTACTTCCCTATAACTACTAATGCAAAAATACAGGGGATTCCGCCCTATTATTTGTCGTCAGGAACAATAATGGTTCTTGTGGGTTTTGCAGCTTGTTTTTCCCTAGCTTGAATGGCTTTTTTGAGGGACGGCAGCATTTCATTGACCATTTTTAAGGTCAATCCAAGTGCTTTTTCCCGATCAAGCATTTCTTTTTCTTGGGTGTCTTTGCGAACATTTTCCTCAATAGCTTTATTAACATCGTTGCTAAAACCTTTGTATTTAAGTAAGTTTTTTATAAAATCATCACTCATCTTTTCTCTCCTCTTGTGCTTTTTTAACTGCAGCCAATCCGGCTTCTATTTTATCTATCTGCGGATTTGCTTGGCTTTGAACTAAATCAATGTATTTTGCCCAAATTATTGTTGGGACAATAAAAGGTTGGTTAAACATATTGACCATTTCATTTGCTTGATCTACTGTAAGTTCAAGCGTAATACTAAAATCACCAGAATTCATTTTTTCTTTACTTTCTTAAATATTTTTTCTCTTGCTGCTAATTTTACGGGGTCTGTACAATACTGGTTTAACTCCATCTTTTTGCAATATGTGTCCATCAATGCTTCACAACGCATGTCATGAAGTATTTTGATGCCAAGTAATGCGTTACCAATTTCGTCTTCAGTCATTGGTCTTGGTGCATCTCCATGATGCTTAAACAACAGTTCAATGTCTTCACTGGTTTGCCACGCTAACATGATGGCGGACTCTAAATCAATTTTTGGATTCATTTCTTTTTCTTGGCTTTTTTAATATCTGCATCAAAGTCAGTGCTATACCAATTACCCACCAGTTTTATTGCCGGTAGTAATTCTTTCCAAGCGGCAACATCATCTTCATGCCAACTGTCGCCGTTTTTCATCATGGCTAAAACACCAACATAACTTTGGGCTAAATTGCTTACCGTAATCTCATCTGAAAAATCATCATCAAGTTCTAGTATCATTTTCCACACTCCGGATTTGTATGATTAGCTACCTCAAAAGGATTGAGGCGTTTTTTAATTTCTCGTTCAATATACCATTGCGCTTTACGCAAATCTTCAATAGCATCATGTTTTAAATCCGCTCGCCAAACATATTTAATCGCGTTGCCTAAATTAAAACTCATGTGCTCAGTGATTTGAATACAGTCGATTCCACTGGGGTGGCTGGTGTAGTGCTTAGGGTTGTTTACTTGATCGTGCATGTCTCATCTCCCTAAGTTCTTTTTCCATAACCTGTAGCTCTTCAAAGCTGTCACAAACCCAGATCCCCAGTATACTTTCATAGCGGCTAGTGTCAATGTCCTCAACACCAGTAATCGATTCCATAACATAATTTCCCTTGTATCTATGCTCTACAATAAAGTGGCTCATACCTTTAATTCCTTTTTGATAAACTCTAATCCGTTGGCAAAATGATAACGCCAATATTTTTCGCTAACGTTTATATCATTATAATTTAAACCCTGCAAAAAAGCTTCTAAAACAAAACGTTGTTTCTGCGGCATCTTTTCCGATATTAAACGTTTAATATCTTTTACATCTTCTGCATCCCATGGCAGCCACCCTTCATTAATGAGAGATGACGCAATGCTTTCCTGTTCGTCCTGCTCTATTGGATCTACATCTTCATCGGAAAGTCTTGGAGCTACTGCTTTTATTTTGTGTGTTGTCATATCAATAACGAATCTAAAAGTGCTTCCTGTAAATTAATCTTGCCTTCTAATACTTTAACTACTTGCTCATCAATGCTATTAGACACAGTTAAATGGTGTATGATAACCGGCTTTTCCTGCCCTTGGCGGTAAATTCGTGCGTTGGCCTGAATGTAGTTTTCGCTTGACCACGGAAGATCGAACCACACCGTCTGGGCTGTCTCTCCAACGTTGCACTGTAAATTGATCCCAATTCCCCCAGATTGGGGATGGGCAAGGAGCATACGAATTTCGCCACGATTCCACGCTGTAATGTTGTCATCGTCCAGCACCACAGCTTGCGGGAACAAAAGACGTAATCGCTGGAGGCTGTGCTTGAAGTGGTAGAACACCAGCGTTGGCGAGGAGCACTCTTCCATGATCGACTCAAGGCGTTCCAGTTTAGAGCGGTGTATCTCTTGAGGTTCTCCTTCTTCATTGTAAATAGCACCCGATGTGAACTGGAGGAGTTTGCCCGCCAGTGCCGCTGCTGTTGGAGCTGTGATCTTTTCTTTACCGATTTCAGCAACCATATCTTTTCTAAGTTGTTCATATTGCGACCTTACATTTTTGTCTATTTCAATTTTGTGATAAATCGAAGTACAGCTAGGCAGCTGCAAATAATCTTCAGCCTTAAGACTAAAACAAATATCTGAAATTTTATTGTTAATAGTTTTATCCGCATTTGGTTGTAATTTCCAGCTATAGATTACTTTTGTGTGTCGGTTTATTTGGTCGGGAGCCATATACTTCTCCCTAAAACGGGTCAAGCTAGTTTCTAAACGCTGCCCCAGGTCAAGAATACCCACCTGTGACCAGAGATCAGACATACCTTGAGGGGTGGGTGTGCCAGTGAGGATAATACGTCTCTGGAAGCCTTTTAAATGCTTCTTAAGCGCTTTGAATCGTTTGGTTGAAGGATCTTTAAACCGGCTAGACTCATCTATTATTAAGTTAGTAAACACTAACTTAGGCTGAGCCTCTGTAAGCCACACCACGTTTTCTAAATTGATCAAATAAACATCCGCATCTGCGTTAAGGCCAGCTTGTCTTTGTGAGGGATTTCCAATAATTTTCGAAATTCTTAAGGATTTCAGATGTTCCCACTTCTGCACTTCGGTATCCCAGACTGTCTCTGCTACTCGTTTGGGTGCTATGATCAGCGTCTTGCCTTTGAACTGTTCGGCTATGATGGTAAGGGTCGTCGCTGTTTTCCCCAAGCCGGGTGGGAGAAATAAACCCATATTGGGAATGGATGCGGCTTTGGAGATTAGTTCTCTTTGGTATGGGTGGAGGTGTGTTCGATTTAGCATGGAGGTGCGACCATATCCAGTCTGCAATGTCGTAATGATCTTGCATTGTACCATTGTCTTTTAGTCGATTGGCACGATGTGAAATGAAAGCAACGTTACCTTCAACATATCCTAACTTTGGTTCAATCCGATCTAGTTGTGGGCCGTTTGGTTTGAATTTACCTGGGCCTAACCCAGATGCTCCCCAATCAAACTTAGTGTGAAAAACAGGGCACTCATCACCCGCTGTTTCTCTAAGGTATTTCAATGTAATGTTAAATGGTAGTCCCTGTTTTCTGGCGCGGTCTCTTGCATGATTAAATGCTACGCCAATTTGTTTATCTTTTTCAGACATTGCCATTAATAAAATCCTCTACGTCTTCTTTTGATCTAATAATATGAACCGGAAAACCCGCTTCACCCAGCTCATAAAATACCAGTGTCTGTCTCGGGCTTAACTTTCCTGTCGTTGTTTTTAGTTCTACGAGGTGCACTTTTTGGTTTAGAAATACTATCCGATCCGGTACTCCCGTTACGCTGCTCAACCATTTGAAACAAAGCCCCGATGACTGCTTCACTTTCTTTGTCAGATAACTTTCTATTTCTTTTTCCAGCACGTTCACGTCTGTCTTCCTCCGTAGCGTAAATGGCAAACACTTGTTTAAAAATATGTTCACCTAAATATGAACGTGATTCATCCCCAATCTTAGTATCTTCCTCACCAATGTATTCAAATACATGTGTAGTGGTGTGAGACACTTCATGGTAAATAACACCCATACGTTCTAATGCAGTTTCCTTAGCCATCTCATCGTAATTAAACACAATCGCCAGCATGGCGTGTGTGGTGCCTTCTTGTTCAATAAAATGTGACTCAGCCAGTCCAACATCTAAAGCGTGGTGCCTCGTTGTTATTTTGGAATCCCTCACAGCTTGCTGAAACGCGGCGTCAGAAAAACACACCTTTATCTTAATACCAAAGTGTCCCGTGTCCGCAATGTAATACGGCAGTTTATTTGTCATTAGTGTCTCTTATCTTTAGCATCTTCAAAAATGGTGCCGTCTTCAACAAACTCGGTAATGATTCTAACCAAAGAATCAACTTCTTCTTGTGTCATTGTGCCGTCAGCTAACAATTCATCAGCCCAACCTTCTTCAAATTCTATTGTTTTCTTTTTGGTCATTTCTGTGATACCTATCGTTAGGGTTGTTAAGCATTGCTTTAATAAGTTCTTCTATATTAAAGAACCATTGAATACACTTGCGTCCGTTTGCTTGATAAATGGTAAAACTCATTTATTTTCTTTTTCCATTAGTTCTTTCACTAATGCTTGAGCCATTTCTGGAATGCCGCTTACAGGTGTTCCGCGCACCAACAGGCCAAGCAAAACCATGCCCATATAAAACTTCTTTTCGTCTTGTTTGTTCAAGAGAATACTCCTTCGTTAAGTGGTTCAACCGTATCAATGTACGATTGTGCTGCTTCGTTTAATTTAATACCACGATAGATGTGTGTCCTACCGCCGTTTGTTCTGTCAATATCTACAATGATGGCGTGTTCTTGTGTGGCTGCTAAGAATCGACGTTTAAATGCCAGCTCAGTTCCAGGTGGGATCGATTTCTTTAATGCCCAACGTTTATAGCAAGCAAATACATCATCTTTAGATACCTGACCTGTAGGGTCAAACTCTAATGCATCTTCAACAAACGAACCAATTGGATTACCAATCTCGGACATCAATTCAAGCAATGATCTGCCTGATGCTGGCTGAATAAAGTGACCGCCTCTAGCAAGCCTACGTTTAAGTCCCAACATTGACCAGTTAAAAATACCTGCCAATTCTTTTTCTAACTTCTGATACAACTCTGTATCTTCGTTGTCATAAAATGATTTGGACATCTTCAAAACAACCATACGACCAACTAACGCGTTCGAGTTTTCTGTTAGCTGTAAAGCCTCATTAGAATAAACAATGATACGAGTAGGGAGGTAACCACTCCAAGCCTCTTTGTTTTTTCGATTAACTGTAACTGTGTCACCCCCAACAATACGCAACAACTGAGATACAACAGCACCTCTGTTTCGCTCAGGTGCTCTGGCATCAGTAAAAGAAGCGAGCAACTTACCCAACCAAGGCTGTAGACCAAAAGTATCACAAAGTTCCTCCAATTGTGGTGCTACTGTATTGTGCTGGCCTAATAAAGCAACTAATACTTTGTTGATGGTGCCTTTACCTGAACGGCGTGGACCAATCAAATTAAAGAACTTCTGTTGCCTTGTATCGCCAGACAAAATGTAACCGAACATATCTTGCAATGTATCAATAGATTCTTGATCATCACCCCAAATAGAATGTAAGAAATCCATCCACTGTGGGCATTGTGCTTCTTGATCATACACAAACGGCAAAGAGTTTTGTGTAAAGAACCCTAGGCTATGCGGCAATATGATGTAATCTTTTAAATGAAAGATACCGTTCTTCAAACTAATCAAATCAGACGCATCAGGCTTACTATCTGCATACTGCTCTAACCAAATCGGCGGCTTGGTGTTTGCATGATTCTGTAAGTGTGTAATCGACTTAATCGCATCCAGTGCGGCTGAAACGGTAGCTGGCGACGGGTTGAACGGCTGCAACTCACCTTTCTTACCTGACTTCTTACACTTATCCAATAATGCATACAACTTAGAACGGATCGTTGCTTCTTCAATTATTTCATAGTGCGTGTTTACATATAAGTAAAAGTCATCTGCATAATGAACAAGACGGTAACCTTCTTCACTAGCATAGTAGCTATCTAAAAATGTACGCGCATGGTTCATTGTGCCTTGGTCTAAAATAATCTCGCCCCTAGCCAAGGCTTTCTGCTTTTCCTTTTGGTTTGCCTTAAATATTAAGGAGCGCAGAGTGCATCCTGATTCTTTTCTAAACGTCGCCCACTTAGCGTAGCATGAGTTAGATCCGCTAGACTGATACCCTGGCGCATTACCATCATCGTATGACCACCGATCCCACAAATCACATGCCTCAGGGTCGCCCCTGAACTGGTGATGCAACGCAAACCCTACCGATAACCACTCTGAATAACCTGTGCTTGGATCTAGCTTGGACAACAGCTCAGTCTCTACTCTAGCTAAGTCATAGTCAGGCACGGGCGGTGCATAATCCTCAAACGCATCACCTGATAAGTGCGCTGACCGCTCAGGCACAATGGCTGAAATGTCTTGTTCTTCCGAAGGCAGGGCGCCAGACAGATGTTGACCCGTAACGGTGAAGTACCGCCCTTGTGGGTAAATCTCCAGCCCGATGGAATGGTCAACGTGGGCTGCCGCTAACTGAGCGCGGGTGAAGATCTTCACACCGGTACCGGAGGGTGAGACTTCCATATAACCTGTAATCGATTCTGCTAATTGTTGCAGTGCAGCATTTGTGAAACTTTGAGTGGTTGAATCAAAACAATCATCTAAATCGATGCCAATGAGGTTGTCTTCACCGGAAAACACGAAACCCACACCGGCAAAACGGTCGGGGTTTTCTTCATAGGCATGTTGGACAGCAAGGAAGTCTGCCCAAGTTGTTGAATTTGTTGAAGAAGCTGATAAACCATTGGCCTGGGTTGGCAGTTTGGACCATCTTTTGTTGCCATCTTCACCCACTTCTACGTATCGCCAGAGTACCCATCGTGGTATTCTCTTAAGTTCCATCGGAATTGCATTGAAATTTACTGGCAAACTGGTAGGTCGCATTAACTATCTCCTTTCCAGATATCTTACCATATACTAATGCAAACTTCCTAATATCTTTTGGTTATATAGTAATGTTTCTTTATAACCAAAAGTTAGTTTTTGTACCAGTAGTACTAGTAGTACCCCTCTATCTCACTTTGTTTTTTATTTTTTATTCTTAATTAAAAAAAATAAAAGAAGAGTTGATTAGACCCATACTACTAGTACTACCCATACAATTTCAATTCAAATCCTCAAAAAAATTAAACCTTATAAGGGGTTTTATTGGGGGTCATAGTCCCGCTGCTTGAGCTGGCGAATTGCCCACTCACGAAAAAGTTTGCGGTTTTCAAAAGTATGCTCATCGTTCTCATCCCACACAATTTGGATAATGAATTTGCCTTCCAAGTCGTGAACATCAATTTTTAATAAGTTTTCATCCGTATCATATACTTCGGTTAATACCACTTTCATCATAACTCCTTGATTTTGCTAGGTTTATCTTCCCATGAGTCCATCGTGCCATAGTCCCCACGACTAGCTTTCATGCGTTCTTGCTTCCTAAATGGGGGTTCGACTGCCAGCCAATCCTGAAAAGCATTTTTATACTCTTGGTATTCCTCATTTAATTCAAACAGGGGGTGGTTTAAACCACCTACATCTACTGTGCAAGTGTAATCAGATGCCCGCACCCATTTACCCCGTTTCCCATACACTTTATTTCTTGCCCTAATAAATCTGTCGTATGCCCTTTGTTGTTCGTGGTCTAGCTTAATCATCATTCTCCTCTAGCTTTTCTTGGTTTAAGTTATCTATTGATACAGGTTCTCTCAACACATAGCCCTGTAATTGACTGAGTTTAGTCACAGAAATACCCATGATTTTTGCCAATTCATGCGGTTTGGGGTTGCGACCTAATATTTGGGACAATGCCCGATTGTTGTAATTCATTCGTTTAACTGCTTCCATAATATTGATGGGTAAGCGAATGATGTTGGCGGTGTTGTCTAATTCTCTACGAACACCCTTTTCAATAAATGATTTAGCGTATGTGGCAAACTTTGCCCTATTTTTGGGTTTCCACCTTTTTCCCGCCATGAGTAATGCCTCATTACCCATAGCAATCATATCTTCTACTGGCACTTTGCCATGATTCCATGCGGTCATCTTACGCACTACATAAACAACAAATCTAAGGTTATGGGTGATGAGTTTGTCTAGGGCATCATCATCACCAGCTTGTATTAGCTTGGCTAATGCGTGTTCCTCATCTATTGATAGTGGTTCGATACCATAGAGGGCTTGTAGGTAATTACTAAGTAAATCGTTTTCGGTCATAGGATTTCACAATGTGGAATGAAATCCGATTATATCACATTATGAAATTTATCCCTTTTTATGGTGTTTAAACAACGCATATAAATACAAAAATAAAATCGCCCACCATCCATTCACTATTACCCACCAAATGCCCTTTGCCACGCTAACAACAAATAGTGCGGGGAAAAAGAATATATGTATCATATAAGTGCTTCGCCAAGTAGTTTAAACGCGCTGTCGTAGGTAAATTTTTTTGATGGTCGTTTGATCTTGGCGGGTTCTTTCCACACTAGCTCGCCAAAATCATCATACTTAGGGGGTGAGCTACTCAATGACATAGAACACCTTGTCTGATAGCTTTTGCCCCACCCCATCAACTATGTCCCCATGTTCGCATATCTGCAATACTGCAATTCGTTCTCTAACCCAATCAGGTAGTGCTGCGGTGTTTAAACACTTCGCTGCGGGTAAATTTTTTTCTTGGGGCATGGCAAAGCTATACATATCAACTGCACCATCGTCATTGATCTTGACCCGCCATATCTGCTCTATGGGTGTGCATAGACTTTCGCTAATCATAGACATAAATTCAGATTGGGGGAATACAGAATCCCCCTGTTCCATCAATAAATAGTCTATTCGTTCTATCACAACACTTGATTTATACATTGTTTAAACACCTCTTATTATATCAGCTACTTCTTTAGTAATGGGGGTGGTGCATTGGGTAGTGGTTCTGCTAACTGCACCACTACCATTCCACCACCTTATATCAAATGATCTTGGGGGTTGCTCATCAAAGTTAATGAAATCGGGTAGGTCAGCTACCCCGACCATACCCGATACTTTGTGAATTACATATCTGCGTGTCATGCAATAATCCAATATGCCCCATCGTTCTCTTTTAGCCCCACATCTTCCACAAATGACTGCTTGTCTGTGATGTCTAGCACAAACAGTTTGCCCTTGATCTCATCAGGTAGTGCATCTTTAGATGGCACTTTTATAGGCGGGTCATTTTTGGCTATGTTTAAACGATACTGCACTTCATTGTCTTTAATTAAAACAAAGTAGTGGTTGGGGTTGTAATCTGTATATTTGTCTATCTTTTCCTTGTTCTCTATAACATACTCCATCATCTGTTTAAACTTAGCATCTTTCGGTGCGTAGCCCATATGGTATAGGTTTTCAAAATCATTGATAAGATGTTGGATACCATCACAAGTTTTTTGTCTTAATTCCCATCGCATATTATTGCCAAGACTATCTATATTGTTTTTAAATTCTCTGTTGCATCGCTGTGAAATCTGATTGAATGTAAATGGTTTAAGTACCTTTTTAGCTATCCGCACCATGTTTTTAAGATGGATAGAGTATTTATATTGTCCGTCTATGCCATACGAATTGCGACCATCATTGATATTGATACAGGTGATGCCATACTTAGGTTTTTCTGTATAGTAGTCTGATACTCCAATCGTGCCAATGTAATTGTTTAAATCATCTGCGGGATATACTCTAAACGAATGAACAATACCATTCGGATAAACTTTTTTATCTATGTTCCATGTGTGGGTTTCGCATGGTTTAAACACCATGTTGGGGACTACCTTTTTAACTTGCTCTACATAATCAATCATGCAATCGTATGTGTGAACACCATCATATAAACTTGCTTTAGTTTCCATTATCTGTACCACCCTTTATATCTGTCGTGAGTTAATGTGCCAATAGGCACTTCGGTTGTTTTGAATGGTTTTACAATTTCAAATAAATCTTTACATACTGTTTTGCTTAAATTGTGTCTGTTGTGTGTATTAGTTTCACCCCGATAATTGTATGAGGTAAGTCTGTGCTTATAGTGTTCTACCATATTTAGCCATGAATCGGGAACATCATCGCCACTCGGTTTAAACAATGCCAATGCCTCGTCTGCATATACTGGTCGATGATTTTCACCTACTATTGCTTTATAGATTGAATTACCCCACTCCCACTTACTACTTACAATGTCGTGCATGACATCATAATAAGCCATAAATGGTTTAATAACTTCCCGCAATTCCTTCGTCTGCTTGCGGTCAATGGTGTGTTTAAACTCCCTGTGGACTACTAAGGGTAGCCAATGATTACTACCCACCTTGCGTTGAAAAACTACATCTCCCAATTCGACTGAGTAGTATTTACCATCGTAGCTAACATACTTGCTTGTTCTAAAATTTACCATATTAAATTGATGGGGCAAATTAAAATCATAAAACCAAAATGTAGATGATGACGAAAATGCTCTTGGATATAATGCCATTGACGGGGTTGTTCCCCAAGTATTTTTAGGGGTGTGAATTGTCATGGTTTCCATGTCCCCGTTTAAACTCCATGTAATTGCCCTGTTGTGTATGGTTCGAAACTTGTAGGCATCGAATGATACATAGTATTCATTCTCATTCACCTCAAATACTTGTTCCCAATACCGATCTCTGCGTTTAATTGGTCTGATATTCTCTGCTTTGCGTTTACCAATCAGGGGTTTGACTTCCTGATAGCGTTGTTTAACACTAGCAAAATCAAACTTACCACCTTGATTAGCTTGCACCTCATATGGGCTATGTGTTTGTCCATAATATGCCATGTTTAAAATCCCTTAGTTATGTCGTAGATTGCTTCCCATTGTTTAAACAACATGGGGTCTTTAACTTGTAGCCACTCATATAAATGATGATATGGTGAATCTATCAATTCTTTATTCATTCTGTTGATTGTTTCCTCAATCTTCCAATCGGGGGTATAGTATTCATTATCCATATCACACCTCAATCTTAATCGTTTGACCTATGGGGGACTTGATATCACTTGTAATAGTCCATAAAGTAGGGCAATTCCATGTACCACCCCAATCATTACCCACATAGCCATCGGTAAGAATAATGGCACATACAGGGTCGATCTTATGCTTACGCATATAGGCGGTAATACACGATGGGCTTGTGCCACCACCACCTTTGGGCTTAGTGCTTGATGTCATGCGGTCTGCATCGTTTAAACCATATACCTCATGCCCCGCTACTTGTGAATCCCAATATAATAAATCTACTTGTTCGGGGTTCATATTCTGCATAACACTCGCCACTTCGCTTACAAATCGGTTAAGCACATCACCCCATATACTGCCTGATGTATCAATAGCCACAACCACTCGACCCATTGATTCGCTAATGGTAGAGGGCATATAGATATCGTGTTGTAGCCATCTGCGGTTAGGTTTTCGCCATGTTGAATCGTCTTTACCACTTGACACACTCGATACAAACTCTCGTAGTGCCTCTTTCCAATCTACTTTGGCACTCATAAGGTCTGTAAAAGCACGATCTACACTCCCACCCACCTTACCCGCCAAGATAGCCCCTTGCCTTATAGCTTGGTCTATTTCTTTAGCTAGTGCGGTTTGTTCCTCTGCGTTTAAACTCTGTGCCCCTTCCCAATCGTGTTCGTCAAATCCACTATCACCCGTTCCTTCACCCTCACCATCGGGGTTAGGTTGTAGTAGGTTGAATACCTCTGCTGAGTTCAGCCCTCGATATTTATTGTTATACAAACCACCTTTAGGTAGCACGACAAAATCAGATGTCCTCTTGCCCTCGTCTATGATCTCAATATTGATTACATAATCACAAGCCATATTAGCCCGTATAGGGTCTTGCTCGTTTAAATGTTTCCATGTCAATAAGTGTCTATACATTTTGTGCTTTGCCTCATGTAAGATAACACCCCGCAATTCCGCATCGTTTAAACTCGCTACAAAATCCCTACCGAATTTAACATCCTTGCCATTGGTACAAGCAGTTAATGTGTTGTCATCTACTTTGGTTTCACCAATCATTAAAATACCCGAATACGCTACAAATTGCGGGTGTTTCATGAGTTCAATATGACATCGTTCAATTCGTTGTTCTGCGGTCAATGCCATTTTTTGCTCTCTCAAATCCTAAGTTTAAACAGTCTGCCATTCGTTCTGCACTCTTGGCACTTTTATAACTGCGTGGGTATCTCTCGAATTTATATCTGCCCTCTATTACCATGTTGCGACCAATACCCCATCTCTCATCGGTATGATCTAATGCGTAGGCTTCCCATTCATGCACCATTTTTATCTCCCTTCTTTTTGTATTCGTTTTCAAATAGCGGATAAAATAAGGGGTTTGTTTTCCTAATATGTTCCCGCATTTGTTCGGTTGTCATATTGCTTTTACAATATTGGAATGTCTTATCCCATTGTTTTTTCTGTTGCTCGAATGTGAAATATTTAGCCATTTTTAAACTCCCTGTGCAAAAAGGTAATTGTTAGCGGTAGCCCATTTAATGAATCCCGCACTTGTGCCTACTGTCGTTTTCTTACTGGTTCGCATTACTGATGTAGCAAATAGCCCCTGTGCCTCTTTAGACAATCTCTCCATATATGTAATCCACTTACCTATTGTGTCCTTCTCGACTTGCTGAATAGCTGAATAAACAAGCATACAAACGGCTGATGGGCTTGCGGGGACTTTGGTTTTGCTTGGGTCTTTTGTGATTTGCTCCCATGTTGGTAATTCGTCTGTTAATTGAATAATGGACAACATATCATATGTAGCCCTGTTCCCAATCGTGCCTTTTAATGCGTGTGCCATTATGTCAATGCCTAATGGCTTAGACTTTTTGATGATGTCCGATGCCCTGTTTAAACTGCGTGGGGTACAAAATGCGGGTCTAGGTGTTCGTGGGTCATAGATGTATTCATTGTCGGATGGGTTGTTGAAATCTTCAAAGGATGCCAACATCTGCGGAAACTGTTTGACAGTCATTAGCACTTCGGGGGCAATCTCATTGTCTAATGCCCACTCAATCCACTCATCACTTGATGGCTTACGCACTTTCACGACTGATATACGATTGCGGGCATGGGGTGGCAAATTGTCCCCTATTGCCTCGTTAGCTAGATTGGTTGTGGCAAATACAATCGAACCTTCGGGCAACGAATAAGTGCCTAGTTTTCTCTCTAACATCAATCTAAGGCAAGCGTTCATTACTGCCTTTGATGCTTTGCCGATCTCATCAAGCATTAAAACGATTGGCTTGTCGTGGTGAAATCCAAATTCCTCATTTGGAATAAAAGAACATACCTCGGTATCGTTTAAACTGCGTATCTTAGGGACTAAGAAATCACCAACATCTTTCGTAGTCATATCACCATAACAGAAGTGATGATCGGGTAGTTTTGATTTAAGGATAGACAAAATAGAAGATTTGCCAATACCCATTTCTCCCTGTGCTAAAACTGTTGTTGTATCTCCGACTGCCAAAATAAGGTCTGCGGTTTGTTGTAGTGATAATGCTTTATATAAATCAGTCATGGTGATAGCTTTCGTTATTATCGGTTGGTAAAAGTAGGACTATAAAGGTCAGGGGCAAACATAAAAATAAGTAATAACCCTATGAGTAGTAAAGTGCAATAAAAATCATCTTTAGACATTGTTTAAACTTCCTGTAAGTGTTTAATGTTGGTTATGGTAATGGACTTCGTGTCATCGAATTGAATCGTAGCCCATTCACCCGCTATGCTTATGACTGTGGCGAGATCAAACCCGCACCATAAAACCTTTGTGCCCTTAGTCATAAGGTAGTACCTAGCAAAATAATTGCCACAAATACAAGAGCAATAATTAGCCCGCCTAAATGTTCGTTTATCATGTTTAAACACCCCCATTTTTAGCTATATATTCGAATAGGTGTTTCACACCCTCTTTAAATCCTTCACTCCACAATAAGCGGTCATCGTCTGATAGCGTGGACTTATTGCCATATTGGGATTGCTCCCATTTATAAAATGCCTCTTTAGCTTGATTGTCTAGCATGGTTTAAACACCCCCTACACTATCAAACAGGCTATCAAAATAATCCTGTGGTTGCTCGGTTGCTTTTACACCATCTAGCCATTTGTTAATGTGGCGGGTGGTTGTCATGCTCCACTTTTTAGCGGTTCGATTGAATGAATAGGTAGCTTTATCAAAACTGGCTACGGGTGTTGCATAGCTGAATAAAACAATATGCTTGGGGGTTTCAAGTAAGGTCATATTGCTGGCTACTGGTTTGACTGATAATTGTGTCATGGTTGATTCTCCTGTTTTAAGGGGGTTTTTAGCCCCCGATTGGGTTAGATTGTGGGTTTGCCTAGCATATTCGCTAATTCGTTATAGACATCGGTTTTAGTGCCTTTTAGCCCTAATTCCTTTTTAATGAGAGCATACATCGAAAGCCCTCGGGACATTCTTAAACCCTTGATCTCAAGCCCTAAGCCCCGTAATAGGGTTAGATATCTGAAGTGGGCTATCTGTGTCGGATTGGTTAGCATAGACATGGTTTAGGCTCTCTCTGCCCGTAGGCGGTGAATTGCGTTCAAAGGTAGGTTGTTTTTAAGTGCCATCAATAGCTTGGCTTGATGTGGGCTAAGGGCATCTATCAATTCGAAATTGCCTGTGCCCCTGTAAAACACTTTGTAGAATCGCATCATGGTTTATTTTCCTTTGGTTGGTAGTGTTTAAACATGGCGGGGGTTTGCCCCGCCTGTTGTTTTACTCATCGCCTGATTCTGTTTCGTATTCGCTTGCCATTTTGCCATGACCTAGCGGGCACTTTGGCATGGCGGTTTTAATCCACTTGCTAGATATCCGCATGGTATAGCCACACCGACAAGCGCATTTATACATTCTCGTTGATTGCTTGCGTTGATTTGCCTGTAAAACTTCATGCGGGTATTCGCCAATATCTTCTAACCATTGGGCTATTGTGAGTTTTAATTCCTCGCTTGCTTCGGTTTCGGTTGGCTTACCCTCTAATCCTACCGCATAGGCACAATTTTGGAATGGCAACTCATGACCCTCGTTTAAACCAACTGTCGCATGGGTTAATTCGTGAATTAGAATTGCAACAACTTCGATACTGTCTGCCTGTGTTGGCACAATTACAATTTCGTGGCTTACTTCGAGGGTTGCGGGGTTTACTCTGCCAATACATTGCCCCGCTACAAAACGCTTCTGTCCTTTGCGATTCTGCAATCCCCTAGTGCTGTAAGCGCATGAGTATTTGATTGCCTCGGGGATTGTGTAGCCATGCTTGGCAAAGTGTGAACGAATGTGTGTGTCGGTTATAACTTGTAGCCATGTTTCTCTGTTCATGATGTCCTAATCCTTTTAAGGTAGTGATCTAGGCTTGCGGTATTGCTTGCCATGAATAATGCTCTCATACTTTCGGACAACTGAGAAGTAGGGATATACCCTTAAGGGTTTACCCTAATAAATCGAGATCGTCAGGCACTTGGGGCTAGGGTATCAACTCAGGGCAAAATGGCGTAGCGGGGCTATTACGGGGCTTAGAATCGGGATGGCGTTTAAACGCATTAAGAGGGGTATCACTCTGTCCCCCCTGTTAGCCCCTCGCACCCGCATTGGCTATGTTGCACCGCACCATATAACCATGTTGGCATTGTGGTTATGTTGCACCGCACAAAGACCATGATGCCATTATGGTTATGTTGCACCGCACCATTGTTGCACCGCACCATTGTTGCACCGCACCATTGTTGCACCGCACCATTGTTGCACCGCAC